GCAACAGATGGTCGTGGTTCAACCGAGCCGTTGCCTTCAGTGTCTGGGTACTGGCGCTGGCTTACGGGGTGACGCTATGGACCTGAAGAGCCAACTTTTGAGGGAAGAGGGCGCCGAGTCCTGCGCCTACCAAGACTCGCTTGGATACTGGACCATCGGCGTGGGCCGGCTCATTGACTCTCGCAAGGGCGGCGGGCTGTCGAACGAAGAGATCGACATGCTGCTGGACAATGACATCAAGCGCAACTACGAAGCAGTGCTCAAGGCGTTGCCGTGGATGGAGAAACTGTCCGACCAGCGCCAGGCTGTGCTGATTGAGATGGCGTTCCAGATGGGAATGAAGGGCCTGCTCCAGTTCAAGCGGATGCTATCGGCGGTTGAAGATGGCCAGTACTTTGAGGCCGCTGCGCAGATGGTGGAGAGCACTTGGGCACGGCAGACGCCAGCACGAGCGCAGCGCCTGGCGCAACAAATGGAGACTGGCGAATGGACCCTCTAACCGCAGGCGTCGAACTGGCGCAGACCGTCATCACCCGCATCTGGCCGGACAAGTCAGCCGCAGAGGCAGCGCAACTTGCCGCTCAGGTCGCCATCGTGCAAGGCCAACTTGATGTGAACCGCGCCGAAGCGTCCAGCCCCAGCGCCTTTACTTCAGGCTGGCGCCCAGCGATCGGCTGGGTCTGCGCGTTGGCCTTGGCGTGTCAGTACATTGCTAGGCCACTGGTTCAGTGGGCCGGCATTGTGCTCGACCATCCTTTGCCTGCGTTGCCTGGCATCGACGACAACTTGTGGCAGTTGATGTTGGGGATGCTTGGGCTTGGCGGGTTGCGCACGTTTGAGAAGACGAAGGGGGTTGCATCGTGAACGAACGAATTCAAAAGTTTGTGCAAGAGTGTTTTGATATCTCCATTGACGGTCGTGGGCGTGAAGAGTGTTGCGCTGACTACATCAACGTGCAGCGGTTTGCCGATTTGATTATCCGGGAGTGCGCAGAATTGAGCACCGGCTATACCGGCAACGTTAAGTTGTTGATCTGCAACCATTTTGGGATTGAACCATGAACGACAACCCGTGGACAATTGAGAGCATCATCACTCACGCCAAAGAAATGGCCGAGCGCAACGGATTTGAGTTGTTGCCGGGAGAAGGCGGCGTCATCAAGATCGTTGCAAAAAAACCGCCCTACGGCAGGAACGTTTCTATTGCCCGGTTAAACGATTGGGCATCTGTAGAACTGTTCTTTCTCGGGTATGAGCAGGGCAAGATGGAAACAAACATTGTTGCTACGTTGGCAAAGGGTAAGAAGAAGGTTACGGATGAAAAACCGTATGTCTTTCCATGACTTGGCTAATGCAGGATGAGTGCAAGCCATTGTCCGTCTGGCTTAGTACTAGGCTAGGTGACTATAGGGAAATTAGGCGAGTTAAAGGGAGCACCACTTATGAAACAAAGCATGTAATTGCTTTTAAGAGCGATGTTGTGAAGTTTATTAGAGAAACAGAAGCAAAACTACGGAAAAAAAACACATGACAGACGAAGAAATCCACGACTGTTTTCAGCAGCGCAGCAAAGATAAGACTCAGGAACGCAGACTGATTGCTAATGCTATTGGGGAAAAACTGTGTGGTGCGATTGCATATGAACTGACAAAACGGATGGTTATTGACATGCCAACGGCGCGTGCTGCGATTGACGCAGCCCTGAATAAGAAGGAGAAGAACACATGAACACCATTATTCCAGCAAAAGAAGTTGCCGCAAGCATTTGGAAAATCATGGAAGAAGTCGCCAATAAATACGCAGAAGAAAAGCGGGAAAACTTGAAGGCAGTAATGCTTGATCAGCTTGGCGTGGCTATGTTTAACGGACCAAAAGAGAAAACACATGACTGAAACCGAACGCAAGCTAGACCTTCTGCTGGGCGATGCCCTAGCAGAGAACGAGCGCCTCAAGCGCGAACTGAAGTACCAAGACGCCAGAGATGGGCACATCGGCACGCACGGCCCCGACTGCTGGTCATGGGGGCCGAAGCACTACGAGTGCGCGCTGCGGCACATAGGCGGCTCAAATGATGCACACTGACACCGAACTGCTGATGCACCTCGCCGCCAACCTGGTGCGCGAGTACCCCAACGGTGTGAGCACGGTCGACATGCATCTACGCATGGCGATCTCGCTTGACAAGGCCCGCAAGATTCTGTGCTTTGCCCGCAAGGCGTCCCTGTTGGGCGTGGCTGGCTCCGGCGTCACTGCGCGATGGGCATCGCCTGAGCGAGCGGCAGAGCTAGACGCTGGGCGCTGGACGAAGCGCAAGCTACAGCACAAGGCGTGCAGGGACCGTAGGACAGCGAGGCTAGCAGAGCGCCAGGCTTCGTCAGAACTGGCGCCTAGACGGGTAGCCAAGCCTTTCAAACTTCATGCGCCCAACAGCGTGTGGCAACTAGCGGACTTTCCATGCGACCAACTAAAGCAGCGATAGACGCCATCCGCGAGGCCTACATGGCTGACGTTCTGACGATCAGAGCGCACATCCTGGCGCTCAATGATCCGCACCTAGAAGATGCCTGGGCCGGAATCGAGACGTTCGCTGCGGTGGCGCTGCGGGTGATGGCGAAGACCAACCCGTCGAAGCTCAAGAGCGAGATGGTGACTGTGGGTATCTCGGCGCTGTTATGAAAATTGCTCCGATATCGCTCAAGTTGGCGCAGGAGTATGTGCGCGAGCATCACCGGCACAACAAGCCCCCGATTGGCCACAAGTTCAGTGTTGGCCTGTTTGTCGATGACGTTCTTGTGGGCACGGCAACCGCTGGCCGTCCAGTGGCGCGGATGTTGGACGATGGGCTGACGCTGGAGGTGACGCGCACTTGCACCGATGGGACGCGCAACGCCAACTCAAAACTGTATGGCGCCATCTGCCGCGCAGCTACTGCGCTCGGCTATGCAAAGTGCGTGACGTACACACAACACGATGAGTCTGGCGCGTCGTTGCGCGGCGCTGGTTGGGCAGTTGCCGCCCAACTTCCGGCCCGAAAGGGTTGGGATGCGCCAAGTCGGAAACGCTCCGACATAGGGTCGGGTGATGTTGCGCGTATCCGCTGGGAGCGGGTGCTATGAACGATCAACCTTGCCGTCAAGTTTGTCAAAGATGCGCCCCAGCAGGTCGCGAATCTCTTTGAGGTCTGACCTGTAATCATCGCGGGTGACGTAGGTCTTGGGTAGCTCGACCGATAGCCTCGCTAGGTCGCTTCTCAACTCCTTGACCGCCGTCCAGAGTTCTCTGGCGAACCACCCGGTGACGGTACAGACGGCGCCGAGTGCGGAGTTAATAAGCGACTGGGAATCCATCAGATCATCCTTGCAAGCAGTGGCACCGCCCCGCCGGCGCAGGTTGCTAGGGCATCGAAGAATTCTACACCGTGCGTGGGCATCAGGCCCGCTCTGACGGCCCGCATGTTGGAGAGCTTGTCCAGCGCCTCCTTGCCCACTGCGGCCAGCAATACCAGGCCGTAGGCGGCGTCAGGGCGGCGCAGGATGGCCAGGGCAGCCAGGAAAATCAAGCTGCCGTAGAAGAAGTGGTTGGCTTTGTCTTGGGGTAGTTGGGGCATCATGGCGTTGGCCCGCCAAATGGCGGTGCTTCCTGCGGCTTGGTGTAGTTGATGAACTCGTTGATCTTTGTGGTTTTCTTGGCGGCTTGGCGCTTGCCGTATAGATGCTTGGCCACCATTGCCACCGGCACAGGAATTCCGGTTGTTGCGGCCTGTACACCCATTTCTGTCATTGCCGCCAACATGGTGGACGCCGTGCCAGATGGATTGGTTGTCCCCTGCGGGACAGTCAGCACATCCTTGGCCACATCATTGATTGTGCGGTACTTGTCCGCTAGCTCTTTGCCAAAAATGTAGTCCAGCTTTCCGCTGCGGTCCAGATCGGTGACGATGGAATTCAGCTTGTGCGAGCTGACGTAGGGCAGACCATTGATATCCTTGGTGACGCTTTTGGTGGCCTCGTCGCGGATCTTCTGCGCCACAAATCCGCGCAACTCGTTGACCATCTGCTGGCCCTGGGGGCCGGCTTTGTTCAACGAGGTGAATAGCTGTTCCACGTCCGAGCGCGGACCCTTGAGCATGGACTTCTCAACCAAATCCTCAATGGCAACCGCCCGCTGGGTTTTGCCAGGCTTCATCGCCAGGATGTTTTTGATGACCGGCGTGTTCTCAAACTCGCGCATGTAATCGGCATTGAGCTTGCGTGCCTGCTGGTACAGCGGGCCACCCTTGCCCTCGGTAGCCTTGTCAATCATCTTGATGACCTGGCGCCCGTAGTACGCATTCGGCGCTGAGTCTTGCGCCAGCGTGCCGGTCATCTTGCGGATTTCCTCAAGGTCATTGACCGAGATGGTGGTCTTGCCTTCGGTCAATGCTTTGAGCTTGGCTTCTACGCTCTTGAGGACTGGCGCATTGATAGCCTCGGCTTGGTGGTCTTTGAGGTAGTTGCGAAAGACCGCCACATCCACCGGCTCGGCCATTTGCCCAGCTGCTCGAGCGGCGTCGTATGCTGGGGCGATTGCGCCCTTGATGCCCGCTTGGTAAGGCGTCACAACATCGGTTAGCGCCTTGCCCAGCTCGCCAGCCCCAACGCCGGTGAGCTCGGCGCCAGTCTTGTTGATGTGAATGTCCAAGTTGTTGATGAGCTTGGCATTGTCGCTGGCGTACTTTTCTTGCAGCGCCTGGCCAAAGACCGGGTCTTTCGCCGTCTCGCGAGCAAAGCGAACGTCCGCCGGGTTGCGGGTTGCCTGGTCTTTGGACAGGGCGATCGGATCGTAGAGTTGCTGCGCCTGCGCAACCCGCCCAGTCTCTGTATCAACCGCAGCAGCGCCGACTGATTGGCGACCGCCAGGCTGCGCAGCTGGGACAGCCGCCATTGCGGGAGTGGCCGCAGGCACAACGGCGCCAGGCACCGCCGGATCCGCAGCAACGCCGCCAGCCCTCTGTGCTCGGATGGCATCCGAGGTGGCTTGCATTTTGTTTTCAAATTGGGTGCGCAGCGCCTCGGCGGTGGCCGAGAAATCTTGCCCGACTGCACCGCCGGCCTTGGCTGCTTTGGCAGCTGCCTTGGCGCCAGCGCCAAGTGCCTTGGCGGCAGGCCCGATAGCGCCAACAGCATTCAGCGGGTTGAGAAGGATTTCAGACGCGGTGGCCAGCGCAGGCGATCCCGTCTTCTCCAGCGTGTATTGCCCGATGGCTTCGGCGGGAATATTGAGCTTGCCCATCACATCGGCGGTGGCCTTGAGGTATCTTTGACCTTCTGGCGTGCTAGGCTGGAGCTTCTCGGTCAGGAACTTATGAGTTTCCTCAACCGCCTTGGCGGCTTTTGCCGGGTCTTGCGTGGTCGCCAGTTCGTACAGGCCGCGCAGGCCCGCCGGTATTTGCGCCAGCAAGCCGCCGCCAACAGCGCTTACGGTCTCCAGGCCGCCGGCAAGGCCGCCAAGGGTGGATTCCGTCAGGGCTCCGATCTTGCTCTTTGGTGCGGCTGGTGCAGCGGTTACTGGAGCAGCGGCGGGCGCTGGGGCCGGGGCTTGGGGTTGGGCACTTGAGGCCGGAGCGCCAGACAGAAATGCTTCCAAGGAATCGCCAGATGGGGCGGCCTGCGCGACTCCTGCGGGCGCCGAAGCCGAAATTGAGCGAGTCGCCGGCCCGGATGCGCCCAATCTTTGCTGAAGATCAGCAATATAAGTTTGAGCATTTGCCAAATCTTGAGGATTTTTAATATTTGGCAAATCTTTTTGCGTTTTACTTATTTCTAAATTTAGATAATCTGAATCCATGGCCGGAAAAACGCCCATAGTTCTTTTTATAATTGTGGATTCTGATTGCCTTGGTTGTGATGCGCTGCGCGTTGGTACAGCCGTCGGAGCCGCCGCAGCGCCGCCGCTAAGAAATTGCTCAAGATCATCCATTACAGGCTTCCCGTCTCGGATAATTTCTTCAAGTTTCTGTATTTATCAAGAAACTCTTTTCTATCGGAAAGATTAGGGAATAATTTATTATATTCCTTTTCTCTTTCTTTTGGATCAGTAATTTCTTTGGAAATATTCATCGCCTCAAATACTTTAGAATCAGCATTTTTAGACCAGTCTTGCTTAAACTTGTTCATATTGTTATCGCCAAATTGCTGCTTAAATCTTTGCGCAGCAGTGGCTTGCATATCAATATTGGTCAGGTCGGCTTTATTTCTGCGGACAATTTTTATCAAAACATCTGGCGGGTATGTTTCGTCGCCATTTGCATACTTTTGTAGGCTTTGACCAGCAACAGTATCCATTGAACCGCCAAGAGCTTTCAGGTTTCCAATCTGCACATTTGCAAGGTCTTTGCTTAATTCTATGTAAGTTGGATCGCCAGCCCATCCTGATATTTTTCTTCTAATTGCTCCCGCCACCCCAGACGTTGGCAAAAAACCTTGTTCCAATTCTTTTGCTTTTGCTTCAACTTCATTCATGCTGCGCTTGGCCGAAGTCATTTCTGACTGCCTAGCAATCAATCCTTCGCGGTACGTTTGGCCTTTTGTGGCGTCCGCCAACTCGCTTGGCTCGGGTATGTATTGCTGAGCAGCGCTTCTGACTGGATACGGCAAAGGAGCGCCAGTCATTTGCTGGGCAGTGACGCCACCAGCTTGAGGTGCTGCTGCTGTGCCAACGCCGCCAGCCGTGCCGACTTTAACCGTTTGCGTGCCTATGCCTGGAGTGAAAACAACCGTGCGCCCTTCAGGCGTAACTTGGGTAGTAGTACGATAAGAATCAACTTGTGCAGAATCAGTCAAACCAGCCGTATGGCGTTGGATAAGAAAATCGCGCAGGCCGGCAGGGTTTTTCTTTGCCGCTTCAATGTAAGGCGCAATCAAGTTACCGGCGTCGGTAGGGCTAACACCAGATGCTTTTGCCTGTTGTTGTCCCCAATTGTTGATGTAGTCAACCAATTGAGCATTATCAACTTGGTTGCCGGCTGCGGCATTCAAAATTATTGGATCGTTGATTGCGCCAACATAACCGTTGGCAATGGCTTTGGCTTTGTTGGTTTGCAGGTTGAGAGCGGCTGATGCGGCGCCAGTTGCTGCCGTTTCGGCCTCGCTTCCTGCCCGAGCAATCCTTGGCGCTGCTGTTTGCGTAGCAACCCGAGATTCTGCTTCTTTTTGCGCCAACTCCAACGGATTGACAGCCGCAGCCTGCTCCACCTGCATCTGCTTGGCCCGCAGCTCAAGCGGGTTCATTTGCTGTTCTTGCTGATATGCCTGCGCTCCACGCGCCATGGTGAGCATGTCCGCCAGGGACGATTGCCGGACGGGTTGAACTTGCGGGACGGTAAAGTTGTATTCGGGCATGGTTTAGCTTCCTGGCGGAATGTAGGCTGATGGATTGTTCATGCCTGCGCCACCGCCGCCTGGCACGCTGCCGAACCCGCCGTAATATTGATAAGTGTCTGGCGTTGCTACGCCGCCACCCGGCTTCATCAGACTAGCCAAGTACCCAGCATTCCCAATCCCTTGCAGCCCGCCAGCCATTGCATTGGCCGCGCCAACCGCGCCGCCCGCTTGTGCACCAGCTGCGCCAACACCAAGCTGGCCCATGGCGTTGGTGGCTCCGATGCCCGCCGCGTTGGTTGCTGATTGCCCTGCCTGGCCAATGCCAGCGATCCCGGCGAGCCGGTTGTAGATGTTGGTCTGCTGGCCTTGGAAGTTGTTAAATGCATTCTGGTATGCATTGGAAGCGTAGTCTTCGGCAAACTTGGTGCCGGCCCGGTTGATGTTGCTTCCGCCGCCGCCGACATTCATGGCCTGATTCTGAGCGCCAAGGCCTTGCTCAAGCATGAATTGATAGTTGGGCGCTAAGCTGCTTTTGAGCTGCTCAGGGCCAAACTGCTGCGTCAGGTAGCCGGTGCCCTGGGTCGTGCCGGTCACATTGCCCTGGGCGTCGTACTGCTGCTGCTGGCCTGGCAGCATCCCGGCAAT